TGTTCGATCGAGAGATTGTTGAATTTCTCTTGAACGAAAAAACGGATAGCCATATAGTCACTGGCGGGGGCCGCATAGTTTGTGTTGTTCTCGAACCTAGAGACCAAGGCAAGTGTGTTGGGTCCGACCGGAACCAGTTGGGGGCTAATGAATTCGATTTCGTAGGTGAAGTAGATCTTACCGAGGGGGTAACCCGCGGTAGTCCCATGGACACTGATGTTCAAAACACCGAAATCGAATTTGTTGGCGCCCTGACCGGGGAGAGGGGCAACTGTACGGACAAACTTACCGACTGACTCGGGAGTGCAAAGGAGCGGATTTAGATGCAAAGTCCGATGTTCCGTTGGCAAACCCGACACGTGAGGGTCACAATCGAGTGCCTCTCCAAGGTCGTTGTGGGGGGAAGAGGCCGGGTCGTAATTAAACGACAGACACACGGTCCCTCGCTGACCACCATCAACGGTGTTTGTGACGTTTGGCTCGAACTCGACGGCGAATCTTCTGATCCTATATCGCTCGTAGAGCGCGGCGTCCTCAGAGAGCCAGGGGAAGAAGCCGGAATCACCGGGCTGCATTCTGATCTGCGTACATGAGAATCCGCCATCGCCGTCGACATCGCCGACATACTCCCGACGGGGGACAACTTTTGTCGCCTGCGGAGTGCGGCCTGCAGGAGTGTTTCGGGTGCGCGCCTTACGGTCGGTTTTGAATTTAAAGTCCTCGATGGCAAGGGGCCCGTATGAGCCTTTGCCAAGGCCGATCTCGAATTTCTTACCTTTTCGGGAGCGTGCGATCGTTTCCTGAAGCACGGCGGCTTTGACGGATTTTGTTGGGGTTGTTTTGGGGAGACTTGCTCCATTAACGGCTTTTCCTCGCCCGTTAGAATTCCCATTCATTATTTACTTTCTTTTTATCGTGGAGCCCTAGAAGAGTAACTAGCGACTGTTCATCCATATCACCTTGCGGTTGCCCGTGCAGTCTGTAGGCATTTATGCTTGCGCAACTTAGCACGTAACTGGCACCTTGCTCGGAACGTTTTGGGCAATTACGATATGGACCCACTGTCATGGTTATTTTACTTTGCTGACTCGACAAAGGGTATATTTATAACGCCCCACCCTTCAGTGGCCTATGGGGCACGGCAGGTCATGCGACCGGACGATTCGCCTGGCCAGGGACAAAGCAGCTAATTAGATGCTGTCCGAGGAGAGGGTCGTCTAGGATCGACTGGATAAACGCGAGCTCAGTTTGCACCGAACTCAGGTCCATACGAGCAAGAGAACTTGCCCTATCCACCACTGTACGATAATTACGCGAAGGCGCCTTGGATGGGGCACCGTTTGTATATATCCTGTCCACTGTACAGAAATGTAGCGGGAGGGCAAGTCTTTTCTTGCTCATGACATGCGTTGTAAATCTCTTCGGTTTGTTGAACGTCTGCGGCTCAGGCTTGAAATTAACCCAAGGGTCCTCACATACTAGAGGATCGGCGTTAGCAACCTTACCGGGAAGAGGGAACAGGCCCAACCAACCAGCCGGTTGACTGTCGAACAAGACAGCAGCCAGTTTACGTTGGGCAAGTGTAGCGTGCCAGACCCAGCCGACAGGGGGAACCACCCCCCATCCGCCGAGTCCGTGGGAAACGAATAAGTTTCTACCGATACACTCCTTCTTCAAGGCTGGGGACCAGCGTTGAAGGTAATAGGCGAGCACAGCGATCTGTTGTTTATTGGTATAACAGGAGTCTAAGATAGGATTTAACACAGCGATATGCCGTGGACCCTCTAATTTTTCTTCTGTAACCTTGGCAACTTTACGTTGATCGTTGACGAGCGAGATGTTCAAATATGGAACAAATTTCGGGCATGCCTTGGTGCGAGAACTAGTCTTACACCATCCGAACGGGACGTGATACTGAACGCCGCCCAGAGTCTCGATATTCCTCGCGAAATCAAAAATATAATTCTTCGAATTGATATTGGCGAAAGTTTCATGCCAAAAAGATTTTCCGGGTGAAAGAGACATGCCTAGCTCGATACATGTGCTAGCAAAATTTTTCTCAGTCGAGGAGGTGCTGATAGTGAGCCGATCGTCGCCGTTAATTAGGACACCATTCATGAGTAACCAGAGGGGGCGATCGTCGCCTAATCTCCGGAGGTTCATGACATGAGCCAAGAGGACGTAAATGCTTAGAAGAGGGAATGATGTTTTTGAACCCATCAACGTCCCTTGCTGTTGCATAACTTTGGTCGGTAACTTCTTGTACTTCCCGATGAGTAACTTGTGCCTTTTCAGATACTCTACATAGATCAGATTTGGGGTCATGGGGTCGAACAGACGCAGCATGTAATAACATGTTTCACTGCTTATGTTGCCCTCATCCAGCAAATAATGGAGATAATCGAGAGGTAGCGGTGAGGCGTATTCAACAGTGTGCGGATTATTACACGCTGTGACAACCTTTGCCAGCCTGGGGTCGATTTTTGAGACCAGGATTTCGAGTATCGCATTATTGATCTTTTGATGTGATCCGTTAGAGGCACCTGTGAAATCAGACGAAGCCCATCCTAGATTGCCCTCCATGTCCCAGCGAGGGAGGTTATTAGCAATGTCGTATAGGTCTGTTGGCGAGACGGTGCGCCCAAGGAGTCGAAAGCAAGGATAAGTCTTAATAATCCCCGCAAGGGCCTTCTGGTAAATCGTCGAAATATAGTAAGGAATTGCCTCACCTTTCGTGATCATTCGAACCTTAAGGGGCTCTGGAATACCAATGGCTTTGCAGCGGATATTTGGGAACTCAACCTCGCCTTCTTCGTTTTTAATACCGTCTATAAACGGGCTTGCGGCTTCAAATAAATTATTTATGAAACCTGCCCTCAATTCCGTATGGCTGACAGTGGCGTCGACTCTAAACTCGTGGTTAACTCCGTCCTGTGTCACTTTTTCGTGATAGGTGACAGAGTCAATCTCGGGTTCAGTGACAGCGTCACTCCCCAAGCCAGCCTTACGAAGACTATAGTCCATGTTCGTGGTACCAACACCAGCTATATGTATATCTTCGCCGCGTTCGTTCGGCTCAAACATCTCTTGCCAGTTGTACGGTGATCCGACTCCAAACTTGTCGTTATGAGAGTCTAGAACTGATACACCACAAAGGTGACAACAATAACTTGGATCGTTATCGATATTCTCCTTGGGGATCTTTTCTTCACAGCACATGCATTCGATGTAAAAACCAACAAAATCACTGACGACCGATTCCGCTGGGACAAGGTGTGTTGGCAACAGCTCGTTGACGAGGTGTGCCAGGGTGCCACCAAATTTGATGGGGTTCTCGTAACAGGCCTTCATTTGCGGCACGCTTAGATTGGAGATTTTGCTAAATTCCTCAGTAGACAATTGTTCACCAAGTTTATTAGCAAGCTCATTCAAAAGCGGGCGTATGCATTCGATAGCCTCATTCACAAGATCTTGCGAACATGGAGTTGAGGTCGAGATTTGTTCCGAATGTGAAATCAGGGTTCTAAGCTGGACGCTGCCGTCGATTAAATCGCAGCTCGCCTTTGCTTTGAAGAAGGAATCCCACAAAGAAACGTTCTCCGGGATAACAGATAGGAAGCGAGATTTTGCCCACCGCCCAAAACTGGAACCCGAATATTTAAAAACCCGACCCCTAAAGGGGGGACTGAGGTCAGAAGTTACCCTCTTAAAGTCGGCCCCCCGCCGCGCCACCAAGTGTGCTTTATGGCACACACTTAGGTATTTGCACAAATCGTAAAAATACTTGTAACCATATGTAGGGACTCCCGTTGGGGAACCATCACACATGAAAACAAACATGTCTTCGAGAAATTGCATAATCACTTGGGCTTTCGCCTTGTGAAAAAACAATACCTGTGCTTGCGCTCTAATCAATGAGATCCATAAATTGAACCCCATTCGGGAACGCTCTGCTTGAAGCAGCGCCCCCGGGGTGCGAAAAACACCACTTCCGAAACACCTCGTTTCGGCTTGCACAAAATATTTATCCATAAGAAGCTCCTGTGCCAAGAGTTTCTCACCGGAATCCTTTCCGGAAATGGTTGAACGATCCATTCGACCAATACAAGTATAGTACTAGTGAATTCTAGGAAAGTTCGGGATGTTATTT